CCCGCCATTCCGCCCAGCTGCTTTTCCCCACATTCACCGCCAGCAGGCTCTGTTGTACTCCTTTCCGGGTCACCCCCGGCATACGGGACAGTCGGGAGGGATTCCTGTTCTGCTGATCTACCACCAGACCGTTCTTCTTGCAGACATTATAGAGGTAGTCTACCCGGTTCCGATACTCTCGGCAGTCTGGCGCGTCCACCTTGACAATGGCGTGCAGGCTTTTCCCGCCGCTGTGTACCAGGCAGGCAATGGGCAGCTCCAGCGCTTTCAACGTGGCATACTGCTCCTCTATGCCCATTTCATCGGATTCCACCAGGGCGTAGTTATAGGCGGTGACGTTCTCGTTGCGGACACCATTGCCGTCCAATGGGTTGAACCGGATCCACGCCCCTGCATCCGGATTCCAGTCCTGCACGACACGGCCAATGTCACCGTCGCAGATGGAGAGTTCTTCGATCAGCTCACCTGCCGTCCGGTCATAGCAGCCCTTCTGTGGCATATATCGCCCATCCCGCTCCCATGATTTTGTGACATATCCCACCAAATCAGAGCTGTCGAATAGGGTTTCCAGGTAGGTGATCAGCTGCTGCGCCGGACTCCCCAGCGGGAGGGGCAGCTCTTGCCCCTCCAACCAGTTTTTGTCCACGACCACCAGGTCATCTTTTTCGGCAGAAATGACGTCATTCCAGCCGATTTCCGCCCCCAGGCCGTTAGGCACCCAGCCATATGTTTTCGCCATAGCAACGATGGTGCCGCCGGTCACAGGGGACGCAGTGGATCCGTGAAAACTCTGCCACTTCTTCTCGCAGTTTCCCGGCCTGTATCGGCTATCCGGGCGGCTCCAATCGTCCCACACTTGCCAGTCATAGCCCTCCAGTTTCAGCGCCATGCCCACGTTGCACCACTCCTGATAGGTGGTGTTCGCCACAGGGATGGCGTTCAGGGCGTCTAAAATGTACGTTTTGGATTCCATCTTTCGTTACCTTTCCGGTCGGAACTCTTTGGGGATGACGCCCCTCGGCACATGCCAGCGATTGGAGGCAATGCGGTCGATCATGTTCTTCGCCCCGTCGAACGACCAGGTCCCCACATTCGAGAATCCATACCGTTCCAGACAACGAATCTGTTTTGGCGTGGACAGTCCATCCATGCGTCGCTTCCGAAGTCGATCCAGCAACAGACTGGCCTTTCCGGCGTTGTCGATCTGGTCAGGCAGGATTCCCGCCCGCTCTAGTTCTTTGCACTGCGCATCGCTGGGCGGCATGATTTCCCAACCGAAGGCAGGCACATACCCCGCCAAATCCTCCGCCTGAATGGACATCTCGAACTGCAACGGGTCTACCAATCGCCGTTTACGTTTGCGCATATCCTCCAGCTGTTTCGCCAGGGCTTCTTCGCGCTGGGCAATCACGTCCTGATTGGCTTTTTGCTCCGCTTCCTCCAAGTCAACGGCGCACCCAGCCACTTCCTCCAGATTCTCTGTCATCTTCCGCGACACATCCTCGCTTTCGCAGATCAGACTGGCTGGGTGGCATAGCTCATGCCGTGCCGTATGCCACAAAAAATCCAGTAACAGCAGGTGATCCTTGCCCGGATAAAGGCGCGTTCCACGCCCTACCATCTGGCTGTAAAGACTTCTGACTTTGGTCGGACGCAGCACCACCACGCAATCTACACTTGGGCAGTCCCAGCCTTCTGTCAAGAGCATGGAGTTGCAGAGTACGTTGTATTCGCCCCGGTCAAAGGCTTCCAGCACTTCCGCCCGATCTGGGCTATTGCCATTGACTTCAGCGGCCCGAAATCCGTGTGCGTTCAGGATGTCCCGGAACTTCTGGCTCGTCTTGACCAGGGGCAGGAACACCACCGTCTTGCGTGTTTTGCAGACCTTCTCCATCTCTGTGGCGATCTGCTCTAGATAAGGGTCTAAGGCCGTGCTGATCTCCGCTGCCTTAAAATCCCCTGCCTGCACGCTGACGCCGGACAGGTCCAGAGACAGCGGGATGGTCAGGGCTTTGATGGGCACCAGATAGCCCTCCCGGATGGCTTTCGGCATGGTGTACTCATAGGCCAAGCTCTCGAATACCTTCCCTAGGTTGCGCATATCGCCCCGATCAGGGGTGGCAGTGACCCCCAGCACCTTCGCCGCCGAAAAGTGTTCCAGCACTCGCTGATAGCTGTCAGAAATCGCATGGTGGGCTTCGTCGATCACGATGGTCTGGAAATAATCCTTGTCGAACTGCCGAAGCCGTTTCTCCCGCATCAATGTTTGCACAGAGCCAACTACGACCCGATACCAGGTGCCAAGGCAGCTCTGATCCGCTTTCTCTACCGCGCAGCTCAGCCCCACAGCCTTCTGCATCTTGTCCGCCGCCTGGGCAAGCAGCTCACCCCGGTGGGCTAAAATAAGGACACGCTCACCGTTGCGCACCAAATCTTCGATGATCTTCACGAAGACGATGGTTTTGCCGCAGCCGGTGGGGAGCACCAGCAGCGTCCGGCCAATGCCCCGCTGCCACTGCTCCTCCACCGCTTCTCGCGCCGCCTGTTGATAAGGGCGCAGTTCCATCTTCATCAGAATGTCCCCGCCTGCCAGTGGTTGGGTGCAGGATAACCGGGCATACTCTGCTGCTGACCGTATGCCGGGTTAGGAGCAGGCTGTGCGGGAGCGGCTTGTGTGACCTGCTGACCAGGCACCGGCTCCAGGTAGTTTTTCACCTCGTTTGCTTCGCCAGTACTCCCGTCGTTCTTCGTCCAGGTTCTCACCCCCACTTCACAGCGCCCACGAGCGCCAACGATGGCATTCCAATTCACCCGACAAGGGACGCCAGGTTTCTTCATGCCAATTCCGATCAAGAACTGACTCAAACGCCATTCCGCCTTCTTGTTCATGAACAAGGTGTCCCGGATGGTCGTGCCGCCCACGTCCAGAGACAGATCCACTTTGTTGCAGGCGCACATCTTGGCGCCGCCGGGGTAGCGGCCACGTTCGAACTTGCTGACCACAAAGTCATACTGACCCGGCTCCAGCAGCACGAACGAACTCTCTTCGGCGATTTCATCGTCCCAACCGATCTCTGCGCCCATGTTGTCGTTGATATAGTCACTCATGATGTATCCTCCTTAATTTAGAACGGCAGCTCTGCTCTGTCTGCCTTGACTGCTTCAAACACCTGGGGCCACGCCGCGATCAGGCAGCCCTCAATGAACTCCTGTGGATAATCCTGCACCGGCATGTCCAGCGGGAAGTACCCCTTCCCCCCTACCACCAGTCTAATCTCAGACGGCGTGACCTGATTTTCTCGCAGCAGGTCCGCCAGCGGCGGATAGATCCCTTTCAAGCTGTTGGAGAACGTGAAGGGCGGCACATCGTCATCCGTAGACGCATCCTTCGCAGTAGCAGGAGCTGCGGAAGCGGAAGCAGCCGGGGCCACGTTTGTAGCCGCAGGGGTAGGGTTTTCCGGCATTATCTGCG